CAATGGCTGCTCAAAAATCTAACTTATACTTTGGTACTGGTTTATTAAACGATATGAACGAAGTTAAAGTATTAGATATGGCTGACTTAGATGGCTCTCAAAATGTAAGAGTTATAATGAGATATACAAGCGGTGTAAATTACGGAATAGGTTCTGATATAGTTTTATACCACGCCTAAGAATTAATTAATAACAAGGGAGCTGAAATGCTCCCTTAATTTAACCTAACTATCTGAAAGTCAGGTAGTTATTAACAAAATTAAAATTTTTAACAAGTGGCATGCGATTTAACAAGTGGTAGAAAAGTACCTTGTAAAGATGTAATTGGTGGTATTGTTAGAGCTTGGTTTGTAGATTTCGGAGATTTAGGAACTGTAACCAAAACTGCTGATGAGATTACTGATTTATCTGGTACATTTACTTGCTACCAATATGATTTAAAAGGAACTAATAGTTTGGAAACTGCTATTACATCCTCAAGAGAGAATGGTACAACATTCTTTGAAGAAACATTAACTTTAACACTACCTAAACTATCTAAAGAAGATAATAAGGAATTGAAACTTCTTGCATATGGGCGACCTCATATAGCCATTGAAGACAGAAATTCTAACTTCTTTTTATGCGGTTTGCAACACGGAATGGAAGTGACTGGTGGAAGTATAGCTACAGGAACTGCTTTTGGAGATTTAAGCGGTTACTCATTAACTTTAACTGGTCAAGAATTAGAACCAGCTAACTTTATTGCTGGTGGTACTGCTGCTGACCCTTTTGCTGGAATGACTTCTGCAACTGTAACAGTTACTGTAGGTACAAATAGTTAAAAAAGACGCGATTAATATAATTGTGTGATTCATAATATATAGTTTGATTGGAGGGGTGGAAGTGATTAGCCACCCCTTTTTTATTAAAAAAATATGCAAATATTAACTACAAGTGGCACACGAATTATTAACTTTATACCAAGAGAAACAATAACTGGTAGTAAAACTTATAAATTAGTGATAAAGTCAGAAGCTCAAAATAAAGTTATAGCAACAGATAATGATGCAACATTTTCTGAATTAGATTACTATTATCAATACTCAACTACTCAAGCATTAGTTGAAAATCAATACTATACTATTACAATCACAAATACAACAGATAACGCAATAATTTTTAAAGATAAGATGTATTGTTCAGACCAAACACTTTCAGATTATGAGATTTCAAACGGTGTTTACATAGAACAAAGCACAGGAGACAATCAATTTATATATTATGGATAATTTACATTTAATACAATTAGGCCAATACGAAAGGCCAACAATCACAGAAGAACGTAATAAAGATTGGGTATCAATAGGCGATAACAATGATTATTACCAAAGTTTGATTGATGCTTATATGGATAGCACAACAAACAATGCTGTAATTAACGGTGTTGTTAATCAAATATACGGTAAAGGATTAGATGCTACTGATTCTGCACAAAAGCCAGACCAGTATGCACAAATGAAAAGTTTGGTAAAACATCACGATTTAAGAAATGTTTGTCAAGATTTAAAGTTATTAGGAGAAGCTGCTTTTCAAATAACTTATAATGGTAATAAAATATCAGCAATAACACACTTTCCAAGAGAAACGTTAAGAGCTGAAAAGATGAATGATAAAGGCGAAATAAAAAACTATTTTTATTCTGCTGATTGGAGCAAGGTTAATAGAAATACAAAACTAAAAAAGTTTCCTGTTTTTGGTAGTGGCGCACAAAATGAAATATATATTATTAAAAGATATGTAACTGGATTTTACTATTATTCACCAGCAGATTATAATACTGCTTATGCAACACTTGAAGATGAAATAGCGTGTTATTTAATTAATGATACTCAAAATGGCTTTAGTGGTACAAAGGTGGTGAACTTTAATAATGGTGTGCCAGATAGAGAGAAGCAACTTGCTATTAAGAATGATGTAATGCAAAAACTTACTGGTAGCTATGGTGAAAAGGTAATTGTTGCATTTAACAATAATGCAGAAAGCAAAACAACTGTTGAGGATATACCATTAAACGATGCTCCAGCACATTACTCTTATTTAAGTGAAGAATGCAGTAGAAAGATTATGCTAACACATAGAGTTACTTCTCCATTACTTATTGGCTTAAGAGATGGTAATAATGGTTTAGGTAATAATGCAGATGAAATACAAAATGCAAGTAGATTATTTAATAACGTAGTTATACAACCATACCAAAACCTTTTAATTGATAGCTTAGATACAATATTAGCAGTAAATGATATTAGTTTAAATCTTTACTTTAAAACTATTGAACCATTAGAGTTTATGGATTTAGAGAATGTTGAAGGTGAAGAAAACATTGAAGAGCAAACTGGAATAAAAGAAGAAGAAGAAAGCACAGAGCTTGAAATAATGGCTTCTAAGAGCATTTCTAATAAAGATAGTGATGAACTACTAAAAGATGCTTTAGATTCGCTCAAAGGCGTTAAAATGGATTCTGAAGAGTTTGAAATAGTTGATATTAGAGATTTAGATGATGAAAATGAAAGTATTGAAGATTGGGCTAAATCAATGATACAATTAAGTGATGTTGTAGATAGTAAAGAAGATGGTTTTTCTACTTTAGATAAATCAATGTATAAAGTAAGATACAAATATGCAAAAGGTAGCAGTAGAGGTGGAGAAAGCAGAGAATTTTGTAAAGAGATGATGAACAGAACAAGTGCTGGTATTGTATATAGATTAGAAGATATTGATAAAGCAAGCAGAGATATGAACTTTAAAGCTGCTAAATTACCAATGCACAATGGCCAAAAGTATGATTTGTTTAAATTCAAAGGTGGTGTTTATTGTAGACACAAATGGCAACAGATTTTATACAAAATAAAAAAAGGAAAAGAAGTTGGTAGTGATGATTTAGATGATTATAAAAAAACTAAATCTATTCCAAAGAGTTATGAACCAAAGCCAAGAGGTAGAAAACAAGCAGCAAAAGCTCCAGTAAATATGCCTAATAATGGACATCACCCAAATTATAAAGGAAAATGAGTAAAGCACTATTTGTAACAAGACACGATATTTCAGTATTTACTGCTGCTAATGGTAATATAGATAATGATAAATTATTACCATTTATAAACCAAGCACAGGATATACATATACAAAATTACTTAGGTACTGAGTTATATGTTAAAATACAAAATGAAATAGTTGCTGGTACATTAGCTGACCCTTACTTAGCTTTATTAAACGATTATATAAAAAGTATGCTTCTACATTGGAGTTTAGTTGAATACTTACCTTACGCTGGTGTTAATATTTCTAATGGTGGTATATATACTAAGAATCCTGAAAATAGCACAGCACTAAGTAAAGAACAAGTAGATAGCTTAATAGAAAGAAGTAGAACTACAGCACAGTTCTACACTAACAGATTTATAGATTTTATGCAAAATAACGCAGCTGGATTAATACCTGAATACTATTCTAATAGTCAAGAAGATATGTATCCAGATGATGTTGCAGATTTTGGAGGTTGGGTACTTTAAAAATATATTATGCCAGATAATAACATAGAATGGGGACAAGCTGCAGTAAACAACAGCAATGATTTTGGTAAAGCAAAAGCTAATTCTACCAACAACTTTGGTGCTGTTTATGATAGTTCGCCAAGTGGTGATACTAATATTGCTGGAGGGCAACCAGTAGTATCAATAACTTATTCTGCAAGTGCGTTCTGTGCTGATGCAAGCGACCCTACACCAACTATACAAAATAATGCTGGTGTTGGTACATTTAGTTCTACAGCTGGTTTAGTATTTATTAGTACAACAACTGGTGAAGTTGATATTGATGCTTCTACTATAGGAAGTTATTTAATTACATATACAGATACAGATGCTGCAACTGCTACATTTAACCTAACTATTAATGCTTTACCAACTGTTGTTGTAAGTGCTTCTGCTGGTACTATTTGTAATGGTGAAAGCACAATATTAACTGCAAGTGGTGCTTCTACTTATGTTTGGAATGATGGTAATACAGATAATCCAAGAACAGTATCACCAACTACAACAACTTTATTTACTGCTACAGGTACAGATTCTAATGGTTGTACAAGTTCTGGTGGAACTACAATTACTGTAAATGCTTTACCAACTGTTGAAATAACAGGAACTTTAACTTATTGTGCTGGTAGTACAACAACACTAACTGCTACTGCTGGTTTATCATCTTATTTATGGAGTAATGGAGAAACTACACAATCTGTAGATGTAACTGCTGGTAGTTATACAGTAACAGGAACTGATAGCAATGGGTGTAGTGCTACTTCTTCTGCTTCTACAGTTACAGAATTACCTTTAGATGTTGCAACGGTTGTTTATGATTCAAGTTCTTATTGTCAAGTGCCAACTGGTGCTTTAGCTGTAGAGGGTTACTATCCACTATATTCTACTGAATCTGCTTCTAATGCAGTTAGTTCAGATGGTACATCTCACAGCCACGTATTAGGTGGAACTACTTACTATATGCCAAACGCTGGTATTGTAGTTTATCACGGTAATTATTCTTTAACTGCTACTCCTACTATCACAGGTGAAAGCGGAACATTTAATAGTCCAAGCGGATTAAGTATTGATGCAAATGGTGTAATT